ACATCAAGAATTGGTTTGATTGCTTTTCGTTTGGATAAGGATTGCTGGCCGTCACCTGTTGCCTTGTTTGAGTTTTCTGTGTTATAATGAATACCGACTTTCCCATTTCTTTCTGTGATGAATGTTCTATTATCAACACTAGGGCACCACATAACTCCTGTATAATTTTCTATTTCTCTATGATTTTTTATATCTACATTTGGATTTATGTTGGTTAAATTACCAGATATATAATAATGAGTATTCCAATTTTTATTTTCAAATTCCTGTATTCTTATCTTTGTTGAATAGCCTAATTTTAACATTATTTCAAATACATCTTCAGATAGTTTTTTACTACTTGTAGAATATCTAATTGCATTTGTTTGTTCATCAATTATGCCATCACCTTCAATCAAAGCATTAAGTAAAATTCTTAATTTTCTATTAGGTAAATATTTTAATTCTTTAGGGATATATTTTTGATTGCTTCCTCCAAATTGTAATAAGTATGTTGCAAGACTTTTATCATTTAATGTCCAATTTGTTTTATCTCGTCTAAATCCTAATTTATCCATTATTGGTTTCATTACCTTGATCCCTGTATCTTTAGTTTGAGAAATTTTTACAGCATATTGTTTTCTATCATTAGCTGCTTTTATTACAGAACCCTCAGATAAATAATATCCCATAAATTCACAAAAGTCATCCATATCAAATTCCGTTAATTGGTTTCTGCCTTTATCTTTATTATTTTCATATTCAATTAACGGTATACTAAAAGTTTCTTTATCTTTTCCTTCCCAGCCTAGTCCACCTTGTTGGAATTTAACTCTACTTAATTCTATTTCATTTGATGGGCTCATTTTCCATTCATCAACTTTTTCTGTTTTATAGTGCATTCGATGGTCGTCACTTACCAATAAATCTATATTCTTATTTTGGTAATGATGGAATTTTCTATCCTTAACATCAAAAGTATGGATTTCTGTAGGTTTTATATATTCTATTTTACTATTAACTACCGTTGCTATTTTATCTTCTTCTTCTAATTCATCATAATATTTTAATCCATTATTAGTTAAAACTCTAGTATCTGCAGAGTAACAAAAACCCATCTCGTCTGCTGTTACTCCATAACACATCCATAATATTTTTGTGAACCATTCTTGCTGGGCGATTATTTCCATATCCTTGCTAGATAGTTGGAATGGTGTGAATGTGACTGGTGTACTGCTTATTGGTACCTTGTTGAATATCTTTCTTTTCTTCCCGAAGTCATCTGTGAACTTAAATTTTGCCTCAAAGTTTTCTCTAAATTGTGTTATCTGTGCAGCGCTTGCTCCTAGTAATTGGATCGCACCATCTGGCATGTTGTTGTTTGTGTAGTAATCCAAATTAAAATCAATCCCATAAATTAAATTAAAGATTGTGTTCATTAGTACACTTGTTGGGCTTCTTCCATAAATAGAATCTGCTCGTGGGTTTTGCATTATGTAGCATATCTCTCGCTTTCCGAATGGGACTGGCATACTTCCGGCTGTCCATCCGTATTGAAAATAAGCAGCGTCTTCTTTGTAAAGTAGTGAATACTGCTTCATAATTTGTTGTTGTCCTGGGGTTGGACTTCCACCTTGGTCAACACTTACTCCAGTGAATCCGTCTGGCAGTGGCGACACGAAGTCTTTTCGGTTTCCTATGTATCCGTAAATGTCCGGGTTCTTTAAAAATAAACTTCCATCTCTAGAAAACATTTGTTTAAATTCTCCGGCTTGATTAAATATTTTTACTATTACCCCCGCATCTACTTCTTCAATGTCTGTGATTACTTGTCTGATAATATGATTTAAACTTTCCTCATTTCCGTTTGGGTTCTTAAAAAATTTGGTTGCTTTTTTTATTTCGTCTTCGTAATCTAAACTCACACCCGGCTTTTTATCTTCATCTTCTACTGGGGTTTCTTTGTCTTCTGATTCATTGTCTTCTTTTTCTGGATCCACTTCCTCTGCCTTTAGTGTTATATCTTCATCTTCTTGGAATTCTTCTTTGACTTTAATCTCCCATCCGGTAGAAGACGCCTCGTCGCATAGTGTTTTTATTACAGAAAATACATACGGATTATTCCCGAGCTTTTTTAGCTGTGGGGTATTATCTCGTCTTGGCATACCAAACGGCGGCTTGTATAGAAAATTTGGAATATAGGCCTTGAAGATGTCCTGGTCTTTTGTGTCGGTAGTTGCGCCTTGGATTGGGGCTTCCTTAGATGGCTCTGCCTTGGTTACTATTCCAGATAGATAGTTCATTATTCCCATGAATGTGATGGTGAGGTTGAGGGGATCATCCAGCCTTATCCCTCAATAAAGCTAGGGGGTATGTTACTAATAATAAAAAAAAAGATATTATAAAACCATCGGACTTAACTTAATTCTTTTGTTATGTCAGCTAGTTCCTTTCTCATTTGTGTTAGTTGGGTCTCAACATATTCTTTTTGTTGAGACAAATTCTTTCGCTTGGTGATTTGTTCCAAGTGATTATTTAATACTAACATTTTTTGTTTGAAGACTTTAGTCCCTTTTCCGATTTGTTTCTTACATGCGTCTACAACTAACGAGTCGATTTCTTCAACTGTTATGCCCTCTAGTTCTTTATCAATCAGTCCCAATTGCTTTTCAGCTTTCTCGTTTTCTGATGTAATAAAATCTGCTAGTAGTTGTGCTTTGTCTTTGTCAATCTTCTGTATCGTAGTTTGCTCGTATGTCCCGATAATCTTCTGCCCTTCTTCTGTTGGGAGATATATCTTGTCGCTTTGGGTTACAACAACTTCCATAAAGTCTTCCTTCATTTCAAATTTCTTTTCCATTTTTACCTCCTATTTGTTTAGTTTTTACGTATTTTTTAAATGCCTTTTGTTTGAAGGCTTTTTGCTCTACTTGGCTCATGTCTAGCCATTTTAATGTTTTGCCTACTGTCATCTTACGGCAGACCTTCTTGCACATTTGACATTCAAGGATTAGGACGTTATTGTAAAGTTCTTTTATTCGGAATAGTCCAACTGATTTGCTTACTGTCTTTCCGTGACCACCCATGTTTAATCTTGCACAATAAGGGCACCTCATGAATCGGACTCTGGTTTCTTCTAATTTATTTTCTTCCATTTGATAGTAATCGTAGGCAATACTTATATGACTTCTCGATTTCTGGGTCTGTGTACGCCTCATTTATTTTTTTTTGACCTTTTTTATTATATTCTTTTTTCATGATGTCTACTGTTTCTTCGTCTATTGCAGACTCGGCTCGGACTTGGCATCTGCTTAGCCACTTCTTTAATCTGGCTTGACTTTGCTTTGTTCTTTCTTTTTTTTTATTTAGGGAAAGTATATCCCAAGACCAATAACTACTTCCGTCTTGTCTCCATACCCTACCTTCTACCATTCTTCTGCCCTCAATTTATGACAATCATAACAAAGGATTTGGACGTTTCTTGGGATGTATGTGCCGCCTTTGTAGCCTGGGGTTATTCTGTGGACTTCCAGCTTTTCTTTGGATCCACACGCCTCACACTCGCCTACTGCCAGACAGTATATTTTCTTGAGCTTTGTGATTGGGATTTTAATATCTATCATATTCCCTTCATTACCAACATTGTTACAAACGCGTCTTTGTGTGCGCACCTTCCGTCTGGGAATCTTGAGTGATTCTCGCATTGACAAGTGTCGATTGACCTCCCTTTTAGTTTTTTTCTTGTTACTAGGTACCCTTTTTTGTCTGGGCCTTCCTTTGCTAATTCTCCTACGATTGATTGGATTGTGTTTGGTCCGATTGATAGGATATTCACATCTCCTGTTCTTATGTAATCCTTTGCTTTTTGGAGTGGTGTTTGTCTTGTCATCCGAAGTCCATAATCGTACGATTATTATTTATTAATTCTAATGCATAGCCCATTGCTATTGGAATGTCCGGGTGGATTCCACCCTCAACCAGCTTTCCGTCACTTAAAGCGTAACTTGTACATTCTGCGAGAATTCTATCTGCTATTTGTTTGTCTTCTTCTGTTTTGTATGGGATGATAAACTTTTTGTTCTCGAATGCGGTTCCTAATCTCATGATTAAATTAATCTTTCCTACTGTGTGTCGCTTCTCGTTCCAGTCGTAGTCTGGCTTTAGTCTGGCTGCTGGGTCCGATGAGCTTGTCCAGAATAATGTGATAGGTAAGTCCCATTGTTGGATGTCCTTTGAAATTGCCTTAATTGAGTTTTCTTCTAGTCCTATTTGGTCGTATTGGTGTTTTTCTTGCAACTCGTCTTTGACTATCTTCATTTGTTCCTGGATAGATAATCCGTGCTCTCGTTGGCATCCAAGTAAATAAAAGAAGTCGTCTTTTATGCCCAATCCCACGAATGCCGTATCATCTGCTTGTACCCGGTCGGAGAATGCAAAGTCTACACCTAGTGTCTTTACTTCGAACTGATTGTCTAGAATATCAGCTTGTGATAAGTCTTCTCTGAAACAATTCATTATCCACTCTCGCTTGATTAAGCTGGATGTATTGTCAATTGGGTTGTTTAGGTATTCTTGTTGGAATGCCAAGCTGCCTATTTCATATCTGATTTGTTTTAGTATTTCTTTACTAAATCGGTCTGGCCATAGGATTTCTCCTAGTTCTTCGTTGCATGCCTTAAACACTTTTCCTTCTGATAATTTGATTTTGTTTGCTAGTAGCGAGTTAGTGTGGAGTATTGTTCCAATCATTTTAAATCTTCCATGAATATCCAAGCTCGGGATGATTACCTTATTCAACTTGTTTAGGTCCTTCATACGCAAATCTGGGTTAATAACTCGCTCGTCTGATTCAATGTCGTCCCCTATGATTAATGTTGGTCGCATGTTCTTGTACTTGAACCCACGCAGATTCTTCTCGAAACTAACCGCTTCAACCCGGCACCCTGCAACATCAAAACAATCTTCACGATCCTTTCCGCTTTCATCTTTGTTTTGCTTTGGGGTCAAATCACCATAAATAAATCTTAATATTTCGTTGTTCTTGAACTCATATCTAATCGGGTCAATAAATTGGACTGTCTTTGTGTGGTTCTGTGAGATATAAATAATGTATGGCTCTAACTCATTTACTACACACCAAATCAAATAAACGATTCCGGTTATACTAGACTTTGCGTGACCTCTAGGCGCGGCTAGTGCGCCGTTTCCTTTCTTTAGTAAGAACTCATAGATTTCCGAGTGGAATTTTGGGATGTCATTAGAAATTGTCTTTGGGAATAATGTTTTAGAAAAGACTGGGATATTCTCTGGAAATGAAAAGATATATTTAAGCACCTGTTTCATTTTCTCTGGATCCATTTTACTATTGAGTATTTTGGCTACCCCTTGTTTCGTAATTTTCATGAGTGTTATTTTGTTAGGTGCTTGATAGTTTCTTCTAGTTGTTCTTTTGTTAGGCCTTCACTTATTGTTCCGGTTATTTCTATTTCTTTCTTCTCATTGTAGCCCCTTCTTTTTCCTTTGGATTGTAGGAAGAACTTTGTGGCTGGGGTGCTTCCGGCGATTATTTGTTTTTTTAGGGCCCCTTCTGCGAAGTCTAATTCTAATTCCAGACACTCGTCTACTGCTTCTGCATATGCTTTGCTTTCTTCTAGCCATCTGTAGTGTGTTTGTCTTACTATCCCTGCTTCTGCGACTGCTGCTGTGATATTTCCTAGTTGTTCATGGAGTGCATTTACCATAGCCCGCTGTGTTGGGGATAGGGTATTTTTGTCCTTTTTTGTAATCTTCTTCATATTTCCACCTCCTCATAAGTTGCTTTGAATATTTCTGGTTTACATGAATAGAACTCTCCACTCACTCCTTTAATAATCCAATCCTTATAGTTTGCTCTCATAACTCCTTCTAGTGTTTCAATTTCAATCCATTTTTTTGAATAAACATTTTTATTTCCAATAGTTCTAGAAACTCCAAAACCACACCACTTAGAAATTTCTAATAAATTGTTTGATTCTATTAATTGTACTGCTTCTATTGCGATTGGCTTTTTCTTATATTTCTTCATATTTCCACCCTTCCGACTGGGTATGCTAACTCTAGGTCGTTTACTTGTTGTAGGAATGTTTTGTCTTTGTTTGATTTGAATAGGTGTCTGTATTTATTCCTGGTATTAATTATGCGTACTGTACCATCTGCGTTGTGGATTTTAACTTGGCAATTTGTTATTATACTAGAGTAGTTATTTAATATTGCTTCTTCCATTTTGTATTTGAATTCTTGGATTTGCTCTATGTTGGCTCCTACGAGTTCAATTATTTTTGGTTTTATTGTTTGGTGCTTGTTTTTGTT